GACAGCTACGTTGTTCTGGTACGTTCTATTATTTTCGTATCTTATCTCGTCACTAACTGTTTTATTATTGCAGGGGTCATAAGACACTGGGGTGACAGTCAACAAACTGTCACCTTGTCACCTGACACTCTTGCTGTTGGTGCTATGATAGGTACATCAGAGGAAAACAATGCCAGTTAACACCGAAGTAAAAGGAACCCTTGCTAAACTACTAGCAACAGAAGATCTTACCGTTGAGCATCGTCAAGTACAGACAGCCTCGTTTGATGTTAATAATCGTGTCTTGACCTTACCTATATGGACTGATGCTTCTAACACAGTTTATGACCTTCTAGTTGGGCATGAAGTAGGACATGCTCTATACACTCCTAACATCCCTATAGACGCTCCTAAAGGGTTTGTGAACGTTGTAGAGGACGCACGTATAGAACGTATGATGAAGCATACTTATCCAGGTCTTAGACGGTCATTCTATGATGGGTATAGAGAACTATGGCATAAGGATTTCTTCGGTGTGGGTGATGAGGAAATAGATAACCTTGCTTTTATTGACCGCATCAATCTATTTTTCAAAGGCAATAATACAATAGAATTTAATGAAGATGAGCAAGTGTGGGTTGATAGAGTAGCAACTACAAAGACTTTTGATGATGTCTTACAACTTTCTAGAGAGTTATATGATTGGGCACAAGGTAAAGAAGACCAGAAAGCAGCACAGATACCTGAACAAATAGATATTGATTGGGACAATCCTACTGCTGGTAACGAGATGGAGCAAGAAGTTGATATCGATTCTGAAGAAGACGGACAAGGTGAAGGAGAATCGGAAAGTCCAAAAACTCAAAAGTCAATTGAACAGCAACTTGATGAATTAGAAGATGCTATGTATGAGGATGATATAACTGGTGGAACTGATGGTAGTGTTGATGAGACTCAGAGTGTTACAGACAAAGCATTGCAGGAATCATTAGAGACTTTAGTTAGTGATGATGAAAGGGAATATGTTTATTTGAATCTACCTAAGATTGATATTGATAAAGTTCTTATAGATTGTAAAACAATTCAGAATGAATTGAATTTAGGATTCTATGGAAGAGCATGTCGTGATAAAGGTGACCACGATTATTACTTTAATAACGTTGAGTATGCTGAGAATCATTTCAAATCATATAAGAAAGAAGCACAGCGTAGTGTTAACTATCTTGTAAAGCAGTTTGAGATGAAGAAGTCTGCTGATGAGTATAAGAGAGCAGCAACATCTAAGACTGGTGTTATCGATACCAAGTCTCTATACAAGTATAGATTGAGTGATGATATCTTTAGAAGAGTTACAGTAATTCCAGAGGGTAAGAATCACGGATTGGTATTCTTCCTTGATTGGTCTGGATCTATGAACCATATACTATTGGATACTCTTAAACAGACTTTCAATTTAGTATGGTTTTGTAGGAAAGCAGGTATTCCATTTAGGGTTTACGGATTCCAAAATGGATGGGAAAGTGGAAACTTACATCCAGCAGTAGAACCAGTTAAAAATGTTTTTGGATTCACTAGTGGATTTAAACTTCTAGAGTTCTTCTCATCACAACAGAATAAGCAGTCTTTAGAAAATTCTATGAAGTTAGTTTATATGCAAGCGTTTGCTATGAACGGTCATAGGTTACCTTATGTTGAGAAGTATACTCTTGGTGGTACTCCTCTTGGTGAAGCTGTAATGTGTTCAAGAATACTTGTTGAGCAAATGAGAAAAGTTGAAAAGGTACAAAAAATAAATGTAGTTTGTTTGACTGATGGTGAAGCAAATCAAATGCACTACCATGATGATAGTTCTGGTTACTATGATAATGGTCTTCATTCAAGACAGATGCGTATGAATAAAAAGTATATCTTAAGAGATAGTGTGACTGGTTATACTCGTGAGTTTAAACCAAGTCCATATCTAGTATCCAAAGAAATAGTTAGTTTCTTTAAAGAGATTACAGATTATAACTGGGTTGGTATTCGTATCTGTACCAAAAATGAACTCAAGAGATCTACACGTATCCTTGATTTCAGTGATGCAGAAAATATGGAGAAGCAATGGTCTAAAGAAAAGTTTGCATCTTCTACACTTTTAGGTTATACTGAAGCATACTTCATACCTTCTCAGGGCATGGGTGATGGAACTCAAGACCTTGAAGTTAAACAGAAGGGTGAAGAAGCAACTAGAGCAGAACTAACTCGTGCATTCAAAAAACATATGGGTTCAAAAATGACCAACAAAACTATCTTAAACAAATTTGTGGAGCAAATAGCATGAGTTTGTGGGATGGATATAAGGGAGCTGTATTAGATACATTCCCTGATATGGTTTTTGAAAGTAACCATACAACATGGAAAAATAAAAGAGATGTTAACTTAACTGCTGACCTATACACTGGTAAGCATTTTATTAAGTCTAGGCATGTTGATATATGGGATGGGAAGAATCTTAATATTCATAATAATATAATATATCCTAAGACTGGACATAACCTTCCTTGCTTTGGTATGGACTTGATGGGATTCTCTGAGAAGAAAGTTATAATAGTATTCGACTTTCAACATCCTGTAGAGAAGTTTTTATTACAAGTACCACCATTACCAAAGACAACAGAGACCTATCGGTTCTTTGAAAAGGGTAATCACTTCTCTGATAATATCTTTGTAAGGTATTGTGAGATGGATGGTGTTGATACATTCTTACCAACATTCAAATACTATCTGTCACTCTATAAAGAGATGATAGATAAAGCACAACCTACTGGTACCGATACTAGTTTGTATAAAGACTTCGATAGTTATATGATAAAGTTAGATCCTATCTCAGGATACTTATCTAGTGCATTTGGTAAGGATGAGTCTGAGCAATTAATCAAAGAGTTCTTTTTTAGTTATGCCTAATTTAGTACAAGACATGGCATTAATGCTATCATATACTATGCAGGATATGCCTGGCGTAGAACCATTAGAAAGTTCTTTACCTGAAGTAAAGAAGGATGGGTTAGTTATTAAGAACACAATGTATAAAGCACCTGGTCTCAGGAAGATGCATTTAGAGTTGGCAGAGATTAATGATATGCAGATATTGCATTGTGTATTCTTTCCAGAATGTAGTTATAATCTACCTATATTTGGATGTGATGTTGTATCCAATGGTAAGACAGTGACTGCTGCTATTGTGGATGTATCTCCTGTACATGGTTTTGATACTTGGGATGAGATACGAGAGATTAGTAACAATTTTAAATTCAGTGGTAAGAGACCACTTCCATTATGGGGTGATGAAATCTTCTCACCATACTGTAAGTTTACACGTTTGACTGAAGAGATTGATATGGCAAATTTCTTTTGTCTTGTACAAAATTATCTTGTTGTATATCAGAAGTTAATTAAGAACACTAAGAAAGATACTTTCTGGGTTAATACTATGAAGAGATTGGATGACCAGATCTGGTATTGTGAAAGTCAGAAAAAGAATGATAAGACTCGTAACATTTTACTTAAGTATTTTGATGAAGAGTGGGTAAATAATTACATGGATAATATATTGTTTGATGAACCTGCAAGCGGATTATATGGAAGCAATTAAATGGGAAGCGTATATTCTATTAGATTCTAATAGGTTAACTAAGGTAGAATTTCTCTGTCATTCTAATTTAAGAGGAGATGCTGAACAGAAATGTAAAGCAATGTTTGGTGTGTCTGATGTGAGACAGTTGAAAAGGATATGGACAGATGACTAAGTGTCCACATGTTCTTGATTTGCATTACAGATCTGTTATAATAAGTGTATAAAACAAAGGGTCGCTATGCCAATCAAATCTGAAGTCACAACAGGACAAATCATTTCTTTTCTTAAAGATAAGCATGGAACCAAAGCAGAAGTTGACACTATTGATTTAAGGGCTGCTGCTAAAAAATTCAATCTTTCTTACCCTACTGTCAATAAAAGACTTAAGCAGTATAAGAAGGGAAGAGGTACTTGGGATTTAACTGCTCTAGATATAGAGAAAGCATATCAAGCACCTGCTGCTGAACCTGCTGTTAAAGTTTCTTATGTTCCAGACAAGGATGAAAGTTATGTACCCTTCGGGAATGCACCGTCTCTTAAGAAGATTATTAATTCTAGACAGTTTTACCCTGTTTTTATTACTGGCCTTAGTGGTAACGGTAAGACATTAGGAGTAGAACAGGCATGTGCTAATCTAAATAGAGAATTAATACGTGTTAATGTAACAATTGAAACCGACGAAGATGACCTTATTGGTGGCTTCCGTCTTGTCAATGGTGATACTGTTTTTCATAATGGACCAGTGGTCGAGGCTTTGGAGAGGGGAGCTGTACTCCTTCTAGATGAGATTGACTTAGCATCTAATAAGATTCTATGTTTACAATCTGTATTGGAAGGTAAGGGTGTATTCCTTAAGAAGACTGGAAGGTATGTTAAACCTGCTGCTGGATTCACTGTCATTGCCACTGCCAATACAAAAGGTAAGGGTTCTGATGATGGACGTTTCGTAGGAACCAATGTTCTTAATGAAGCATTCCTTGAAAGATTTCCAATTACCTTTGAGCAAGACTATCCATCACCTGTTATTGAACAGAAAATTCTAAAGAATGTTGGATGCGAATTGACATTTGCTGAAAATCTGGTAAAATGGGCAGGAGTGATACGTAAAACATTCTTCGATGGAGGAGTGGATGAAGTAATCACAACTCGTCGTCTAGTACACATTGCACAAGCATACTCTATCTTTGGTGACCGCCTAGTTGCTATCACCAATTGTGTTAACAGATTCGATGATGATACTAAGCAATCATTCTTGGATCTTTATACCAAAGTTGATGCTGGTGAAGAAACCGAAACCCCCGAAGGAGAAATTTAATGCACGGAGACCTAGAACCAGAAGAGCATCATTGGGGGGAGGATAACGACCCCCGATATGTAAATGATCTCTGGGAGGACATGGATCGCCTCAACGCTTTGTATGAGGAAATGATGTGGCCACATGATGATGTGCTAGAATTTATACCCGACCATGCAAATGATCGGATTATCATTCAAAACAAATCTAGAAAAGGTTTATGAAGTACAATGAAAATGAGATTCTCAAAGAGGTCTCAGATTATATTAGTGGGACTTATAGGGGTCACTACTCTTCAAACAATGTTCAGACATTGGACTTGATTGATTCAGTAGGTGATGCAGAGGCATTCTGTAGGTCTAACATATTGAAATATGCCTCAAGGTATGATAGAAAGGGTACGGCACGTAAGGACATCATTAAGATTATCCACTATGCTGTACTTCTTCTACACTTTAACGACAAGACTGCAGCAGCAAATGCTCTCCAGTCTAGTTCTACTGCTTTCTCCGTTGATTATGACAAGTAAATGACTGTATTATCCAAACCAACTCTCGAAATTCTAAAGAACTTTTGTTCTATCAATAAATCACTTGTTATCAATCCTGGTAATAAGTTAAGTACACTAAGCATCAACAAGAACATTCTTGTGTATGCTGATGTTGAAGAATCATTTGATTCACAACTATCAATCTATGACTTGGGTGTATTCCTCGGTGGTCTATCTCTATTTGAGCAACCATCTATTGATACATCAAGAGATAATTACGTTACTGTAAGTGACACTAAGGGTAGGTCTAAGACTAAGTTCTTTTATGCTGACCCTGACATCATTACACAACCACCTGAGAAAGAAATTAACCTTCCTTCTGAGGATGTTAAATTTAGGTTAGAGGCAACTTCATTACAACAGTTGCAACGTGCTGCTAGTGTATATCAGTTACCAGATCTATGTTTGTTTGGTGATGGTGAGAAGATGAATCTGTGTCTTACAGATAAGAAGAACGATACTTCTAACACATATTCAATTGAAGTTGGTACGTCAGAAGATGAGTTTTGTTATTGTTTCAAGGTTGAGAATTTGAAGTTGCTTCTTGGTGACTATAATGTTACACTAAGTAAGTC